TATAAATTAGGATTCGAGTTAAATGGCAATTTTACAAATTTCACAAATACAAGTTCGACGTGGTTTAAAACAGGACTTACCACAGTTAGCATCCGGTGAATTAGCTTGGAGCAATGATACAAGACAATTATACATTGGTAACGGCACACTGGCTGAAGGAGCACCCGCAGTAGGCTCAACTGAAATTTTAACTCAGTTTAGTATTATTAATTTTACTAATACCCTTACTGCCAACGTAACAGCCTTACAGAGTAATGTTACAGTTTTACAGGGAAACATTACTACTATCAACTCGCAAATTTCTGCATTGCAATCGGGTGTAACTAGCACTGGTGTTGCTCTCAATGCAAGTACATCCGGTAATATTGCAGGCATCTCTGCTAACAATGCAGTGATTACTTATACATTAACCCAAGGTACAAAACATCGCACAGGCGATATTGTTGTTGCTTACAATGCCGCAGGATCTACAGTTTCGTACTACGAAGATTATACAGAAACGTCAACAACAGATTTAACATTTAGCATGACCGCAAACAGCTCAATGGCATCACTAAACTATATTACAACTACAGCAACATCTTTAGAATATATTATTAAATCACAATAACCATTTATGTTTCAAAAAAAGCCAGAGGACCGTCTGAGATCCTGGCGTGAGTTTCGATCTGTGTTAGATCAACTACCGTTAGAACAAGCACTTGCCCAAACCGTGGAGTTTTGGGCCCGTGCACCATTCGTTCCTTATAATCTAGACTATCGCAATCAAGAAAATTGGCCAGATCCCTGGACATTAATTGATGAAAATAGTTATTGTGATATTGCAAAATGTCTCGGGATAGTTTATACTATTACATTAAGTAAGCATAGAAAAGACTTGGATATAGAATTTCGTGTTTATAAAGATCCAGATTCTGGATACGAGTATAATTTAGCTTGGATCAACCGGGGGAAATATATACTTAATATGGTCGACGGAGAGATCGTAAATAACAAACAGTTCAATAAAACGCTGAAGTTAAAACACAAGTACACAGCAGTAGATTTAAAAATAGATTACTATAACAATTAAGAGATATCAATGACGACAATTCAAGTCACAAAAAGAAGTGGACAAAAAGAGCCGTTAGCAGTAGAGAAGTGGCAAGCCCAGATTACTAAGGTTTGTGCAGGCATAGCGGACGTAAGTCAAAGTATGATTGAAATCAAAAGTCAACCACACTTTTATGATGGCATTACAACAAAAGAAATAGATGAAATTACATTACGAGCGATTGTAGACTTAATCGACGTAGAAGCAAATCCCGATGTTGGGCACGTTAACTATCAATACGTAGCAGGCAAACAGCGTTTGTCGATGTTACGCAAGGATGTTTATGGCGACTACGAGCCTCCTCGCCTGTATGACATTGTAAAGACAAATGTAGCAACAGGTCTTTACACAGATGAATTATTATCTTGGTACACCGAAGAAGAGTGGGACAAGATGGATGCTATGTTAGATCACAGCAAAGATGAACTATACAGTTATGCCGCTATTGAACAGCTAATTGAAAAATATCTAGTACGTAATCGCGCTACAAAGGAAACATATGAAACTCCACAAATTCGTTACATGGTTGCAGCCGCTACTGTCTTCCACAAAGAAGAACCTAGTAGTGCCCGTTTGCGCTACATCAAAGAATACTACAATGCGGCGAGTGACGGCCTTTTTACTCTTGCTACTCCTGTACTCGCTGGTCTGGGTACTCCTACAAAACAATTTTCGTCCTGTGTACTTATCCGCTCTGATGACGATCTTGATTCTATCTTTGCTTCTGGAGAGATGATGGCCAAGTATGCCAGCAAACGTGCAGGCATTGGTTTAGAAATTGGTCGCTTACGTCCATTAGGATCGCCTATACGTGGCGGCGAAATTATGCATACTGGAATGATTCCATTCTTAAAGAAGTGGTTTGGGGACTTACGTTCATGTTCACAAGGTGGCATTCGTAACGCAAGTGCAACAGTATTTTATCCTATTTGGCATCATCAATTTGATGACCTAATTGTATTAAAGAACAATCAAGGCACAGACGAAACACGTGTACGTTTTATGGACTATGGTGTTGTACTAAGTGCCCTGTTCTGGCGTCGTTTCAAGAACAAAGAAAACATTACCTTCTTTGATCCAAATGAAGTTCCTGATTTATATCAAGCATTCTATAGCAATATTGAACTATTTGAAGACTTATATGTCAAGTACGAAAAGCGTACCGACCTACGTAAGAAAACAATGTCAGCTGAAGAAGTATTCAAAGGCGGCATCTTAAAAGAACGTACAGACACAGGGCGTATCTATCTTGTGTTTATTGATAACGTACAAAAGCAAGGACCGTTTGATCCAGAGTATCATACTATCTATCAATCGAACTTGTGCTGTGAAATTCTATTACCAACTAAATCCTTTAAACGCTTAGATGACGAAGAAGGCCGTATTGCATTATGTACACTAGGTAGTATTAACTGGGGTGCTTTCCGTAATCCAGAAGATATGCGCCGTGCGTGTCGCATCTTACATCGCAGTCTTAACAATATTTTGGACTATCAAGATTTCTTGAGTATTCAAAGTAAACTAAGCAACGATGAAATTCGTCCGTTAGGCATTGGTATTACTAACTTGGCTTATTGGCATGCTAAACGCAGTTATAAGTATGGCGAGAAAGATGCCCTACATGATGTTAAGTCGTGGATGGAACATCAAGCCTACTACTTAACTGAAGCAAGTGTTGAGTTAGCCAAGGAACGTGGCGCTTGTGTAGATTCTGCTCGAACACGTTATGGCCAAGGCGTCTTCCCGTGGGAGTTACGTGCCGAGGGTGTAAATCAATTAACAGACTTTACTCCTGAGCTAGATTGGGAAACACTAAGAACCAACATGAAACAATATGGTGTGCGTAATGCCACCCAGATGGCAGTTGCCCCAGTTGAGTCCAGTAGTGTTGTTATTAATTCTACCAACGGTATTGAAATGCCAATGAGTTTAATTAGTACCAAAGAATCAAAAGCAGGTTCACTTACACAGGTTGTTCCTGAATATGCTAAGTTGAAAAACAAATATCAATTGATGTGGGAACAGAAAGACTGTGACGCATACTTAAAGACAGCGGCAGTTATTGCGGCCTATGTTGATCAAAGTATTAGTACAAATACTTTCTACAATCCAGCACACTGGGCAGATCGTAAAGTACCAACTACATTAATTGCAAAGAATTTAATGCAAGCGCACGTTTGGGGTCTGAAAACCTTCTATTATAGCCTCGTGAATAAACAGGGTGCTAAAGCGGATGCCGAAGAGGCACCCGCTATGTTAGAAGCTGTTGATTTTGATGATGAAGCCGATTGCGAATCTTGTAAACTTTAGAGTAAACAATAGTATTATTATTGTCTATTAGATAAATAATACTATGGATTATAAAAAACATTACAATTTATTAATTGAGCGTAGCCGTGATAGAATATTAGATGGGTATGTTGAAAAACACCATATTACTCCAAGATGTTTAGGCGGAACAGACGATAGAAATAATATTGCTATCCTAACCCCGGAAGAACACTTTTTAGCACACCAACTGTTAATTAAGATACATCCGGGGAACAGAGATTTAGTTTATGCAACTCAATTGATGACAACACATCATACAGAAGCAAGAATAAACAATAAACTATTTGGATGGTTAAGAAAACAATGTGCATTAGCAATGTCTACACAAACAAAGAATTGGCAAGCAATAAACGGACACCCTAAGGGGTTTCTTGGTAAAAAGCATAATATAGAAGATCTTGATCGAATTACGTCGGGACTAAAGAAAACGGCTGTTGAAAAAAGAGTAGAAGTATATTCGTATAATCTTGATGGATCATTCCATAAAAAATACGAGTCGCTAATAGAGTGTGCAAAAGATTTACAAACTAATGCATCTAATGTAAAATATACAGCAGAAGGCAAATTTGGTCATTGCAAACAAAAACAACTCAGATACGAGTTCACTGATAGTATTAGTCCGTACGTTAAACTATCGCCGTTAAAGGGTAAGAAGAAAACAGAAGAACATAAGCAAAATCAGAGTAAAGCAATGAAGGGCAGAAAAAGAACAGTAGAACAAAATGCCAACCATAGTTTGAAAATGAAAGCATATCACAGAGAAAAAAATAATGTCAAAACAACAATATGATTTAAGCAAACCAACCAACTATTTAAAACGAACAATGTTTTTAGATCCAGCCGGGCCAGTAACTATTCAACGTTTTGAAGAAGTACGTTATCCTAAAATTGCAGACTTTGAAGCTACAGCACGTGGCTTCTTTTGGCAACCAGAAGAGATTAGTCTAACTAAAGACAGCAACGACTTTAAAGATGCGTCTGATGCAGTTAAGCATATCTTCACAAGTAACTTGCTACGCCAAACAGCCTTAGACAGTTTACAAGGACGTGGACCTACACAAGTGTTTACACCTGTGTGTTCATTGCCGGAAGTTGAAGCCTTAATGTATAACTGGGGATTCTTCGAAACAAACATTCATAGTAAATCATACAGTCATATTATTCGTAATATCTACAACGTGCCAAAGGATGTGTTTAACACTATCCACGATACTAAAGAAATTGTAGACATGGCGAGTAGTGTAGGCAACTACTATGATCAACTACATAAAATTAACTGTGCTAAAGAACTAGGGGATACCAATGTCTCAGAAACACATCACATCAAAGCAATTTGGATGGCCTTACATGCCAGTTACGCATTAGAAGCATTCCGCTTTATGGTATCGTTTGCTACAAGTTTGGCCATGGTTGAGAATCGTATCTTTATGGGCAATGGTAATATTATTAGCCTAATCCTACAAGACGAGTTGTTGCACAAAGGTTGGACAGCTTACTTGATCAATCAGGTAATCAAAGATGACGCACGTTTTGCCGCTATCAAAGGCGAATGTGAAGCAGAAGTTTATCAGTTATACATGGATGTTATCCGTGAGGAGAAAGAATGGGCTACCTACTTGTTCAAGATGGGTCCTGTGATTGGTTTAAATGCCAATATCCTTAAGGATTTCGTTGATTATACCGCAGTTGGTGCACTAAAAGACATCGGTATCAAGTATCAGGCATCAGCACCTAAGACCACGCCTATTCCATGGTTCAACAAGCATACAGATACAAGTAAAAAGCAAACAGCTCTACAAGAATCAGAGAGTACGTCCTACGTCATTGGTGTTATGAGTGACGCAATTGACTACAACGAGTTACCGAGTTTATAAGAAGGAAAGAGATATGAAAGCAATAGTATGGAGTAAGGATGCCTGTCCTTTTTGTGTTCAGGCAAAAGCATTATTAGATTCAAAGGGCATTGATTACGAAGAACGTAACGTAATGCACGAGTGGACTAAAGAACAGTTATTAGAAGCAGTACCAACTGCACGTACATTACCACAGATCTTCTTGGATGATGTGTATGTAGGCGGATTTACAGAACTAAGAAAACATTTACAAGGATAAATTATGTTAATTCAAAAAGGATACTCAGCAGGAGATATCATGTGTTTCAAGATTACAACAGGCGAAGAAATTGTTGCTAAACTCGTAGAAGAAAAAGCAGACGGTTACGTTGTTAGTAAACCATGTACACTTATGCCAAGTAATCAAGGTATTGGCCTGATGCAAAGCATGATTTCTGCGGATATAAATAATAATGTAACACTGAATAAATCGCATGTTATTATGCATAATACTGTTATTAAGGATATCGAGAATCACTATATCCGTACTACAACAGGTATAGAACCAGTGTCTAGTGGAATAATTAAATAATGCCAGCAGCTGCAAGATTAGGTGACCCAGATAATAGCGACGGTGCAATTACAAGCCAGTGCTCAACCACGGTTTTCATTGATGGGCAACCTGCTGCAACTGTTGGTAGCTTAGATAGAGATCACGCACCATATCGCCCACAGCAAATACACCAACCGCATGTGCCTAATCCGATTATATCGGGAAGTGCTACAGTATTCATTGATGGTAAACCTGCCGCAAGAGTAGGCGATCCGTTTCAATGCGGACATGTGGTAGCTAGTGGTAGTCCGACTGTGACTATTAACTAATGGCTTCTGCAATTCAATTAACTGCTGCAAGCAGTATCGTTAACGGACAAGGAATTGCTACTTCAGCAAATCTGTTGTCACAAATATCTACATTTAAAGCACAGGCTCCGATTGTGTTAATTGCCAACGTATTTGCCACAGCGGCAAATGCCAATGCAAGTATATCTGGAACCTTGGTCAATGCTTTATCTAAACTAGGTCTCGGTGTTACTCACGGACAATGGTTAATTGATTTGTACCCTGCCAATATTACTCCTGTATGTAGTACCAACGTTGTGCAATACAGCAATGCCAATGTTAATACTTCTAGTTTCTCTGGCACAGTACGAGCACAAGCACAAGCACCGTTTGCTTATGGCATGGCCAGTTTTGCCAACACGTTTCAAACAGCCTACAGTTATGCAGCATTAACATTTGATACAGTATCCAGCGTAAACTTACTACAAAGTAAGACCTATGCACAAAGTGGTATAGGATATACTGGACCCAGCGATCTTATTAGTAATGGAATTGATGCAAATGCACCATTGATTGCTAATGTTATTTCAACCTGGGGAACCATGTATGATATTAAAAATATCAACTCAATTGGTAACCCTTATGTGTTTGGACAAAACATATTGAATCGGCAGTTAGGCAACTACGGAAACTTATCGGTGCAGTTAGCGGCCGCTGGATTAAACACAAATAATCTATTACAAGTACCGCAGAGCTCTACAACAACCGCACCACAAATTACAACAACAACACGTGGAACAACATTTGGCCCAATAACATTGCCGTCTGTTACCAACGTAACAACAACTAATTTAGTACTTGGAAATAGTACAGGTGTTGTACTATCAATATACGGAAATGTTACAGGCGCAAATTTACAAGCCATTACTACAGCAACTAAATCAACTATTGCCAATGTGTCAATTACGAATCTTGCAGATTATCTAAACCTTAATAAGGTTGTAACTTCATCTCAGTATACACAACTTGGTGCCTTGGGCATTGTTGATTTTTACACTCTCGGTGAATACCTGCAGGCCAGGATCGGTCAGGGTAACTTTAACTCATGGACCGACTTAGCCAACTTCTTGTTGTCTATTGTTGTACCAACATTAAGTTACACTACTGCAAATGCAAATGCCACAGTACTATCAAGTAATACAATTTCTACATTAAATTCAATAACAGGAACAGGAACAGGACCGTTTGGTAATCCTGTAATGTGCGACTACCTGGGAGCCGCAACTGGC